CCGTGATACACCCAGTGTATCGACGAACCTCTAGGGACTCTGTTGTTCTTTTCGAACAGTCAGTTTTACCTTACTCTATTCGCCTGGAATGGTGAGTAAAGTTAAAGAAGCCCGCTGCTCTGCAGTAGGGTCCTTGAGAAATGCCTTGAACAAGGCAGTTGCGGTCATTCGACTGGAATTCAAGATTCCAGGTGACTCCGTACCCGACTTTTCGTCGTGTACTAACTGTCTTGCCTGTCGGCAGAAGTGGGATGAGGCCGTGGTACCGATGTGTGATAGCATCGGGAAGCACAGCAAGCGTGAGCGGGGGGCCAAATTGGTCTCGACCCTGAAGAGCGTGAAGAGAATCTTTGACGTTCCTTGTACAGCTTGTGACAAGATATCCGGTGATTCTGCTAGAAAGAAGTGGCAAGCCCAGGTTGGTGTTTCACCAGCCGTCCCAGAGCCTTCGTGGTGTCATGATCCTGCATGGCTCCTCCGAAGGAGGGTTCGCGAACTGATTTCTGGCTGGGGTGCAAGGTTGGCACAGTGTAGAGAAGGTGAAGTAGTGCGAAGTTGTCGCGATGTGTATGTCCCTGACCAGCAGGGGTGTCTTGAACGAAAGAGTATTGACGGTGGGACTCTGTCAGTACGGTCCAGTGATTGTGGGACGGACTATTCCCTAGTTCGTTGTGCGGTCGCGAAAACCAAAGGGAAGCATAGGGTGGTTACTATGCAGAGTGCCCGTGTCAAGCGGGTGCTTACCCCTGTTCATAATGCCCTTTACGATCACATCAGCTCGTTCGGCTGGTGCGTCCGTGGGGACGTTACTAAGGAGGATTTTGCTGCTATTTACGCGGATAGGCGCCATGGTGAGGAGATGATTTCCGGGGATTACTCGTCCGCTACGGATAATATCTACTCGTTTGCCGTGGAGTGTATCGTTGACGTATTGAGCGAAACACCTGAATTGACGGAGGAAGAAAGGAATGTGCTCGTTGGTTCGTTTACCAACCTTAGGTGGGTCTCTCGTTCGGGTCGTCAACACCCGATACTGAGAGGTTCGATGATGGGAAACCTTGTCAGTTTCCCTTTATTGTGCCTTCTCAACAAGGCCTGTTATGATATCTGTTGTGATATCACCTTTGGTCCTGGTTCGCGCCGCGTTGGCCGTTTCAACGGTGATGACTGTGCCTTTGCAGGCACACGTAAGTTCCTTGCCCTCTGGAGAGAGGTCACTGGTTCTTACGGTCTCATCGTCAATGAGGAGAAGTCGGGGTTTGATAGGTACTGGTTGGAGCTGAACTCCCAGCCTTACTCGTGTAAGCGAGGCTACCTAGTCCACAAACCCGTCATCTCCTTTCTCCGTCCGTTTCGCGAGGAAGCAGGTTGTCTCTTGACCGAGACTCTGGAAGGCATAAAGACATTCAGTGCGCGCACCCGTGCCTACGTACTGAATGTGCTCATGCGCCATGAGATATCCCTCCGGGAGATATCTTTTGGCAATGTCTCGAAGAAAGACCTTTCCTTCCTCCTCCGAAAGAGCTGGTTCCGCCGGGCCCTTTGGCTCGGACCAGCCCCCGTCGTGAAGTCTGGATCGAAGAGGAGTGTCGAGGTCGTAGTTGCGAACCCTCCGGTGGCTCGCCTCTATCGTTTCGTTGAGCGGTGTTCTGCGGTTCTGCAGAAGGAGTGTGTTGAGCTTTGGAACGGGTTTGAGTTTCCCCGTGACTCCGGTCATGGTCCCACCACCTTTACCATTGACCGACGCTCGCACCGCGCTCTCGACATCCAATCCGGTCCTACCCCTACTTTCCCTTTCTTGTATGAAAAGAGTGTGTTGAAGTGGCAGTTTGTCTGGCCAGCTGAGCTCTACAGCTGGTTTTCGGGACGTTTCCCCCAGTATCTGCTTTCTGATCGCGCTTGTTATAAAGAGTGGATGGACGACCATCCCTTCCTGGTGACCACCGGTGGTCTTTCCAGGGTTCGTCCAAAACTCCCATACAAGAACCTCTATGCTTCCTTTGCCCCTTCCTTCTGTCGTGACTACCCCTTGGGGTATTATTGAGCTGGATTCAGCGGGTCACTCGTAAGAGGGAGAGGTAAGTCAGTGGAATTCAATCTTTTCTAATGAATTCAGGCCACTGTTAGTCGAGTAGGCTCTTTACGGGCGGGTCATGCGGTAACCACCAGGGTTAAACATGGAGAGGGTTGCAGGGGGGCAAGTCCTGGCCGGCCTTTGCCGGTTGTGGGTTGCGACCTGTGATTACGTCTCCCCCCGGGGACGCAATGGTGGCTGAAGTTGGATGGTTTGGATCACCAGTGATTGGTGTTCCTTTGACGGCCGGTTGATACCCGGTGGAGGCTGAATGAATCCTCCCAGAAAGAGCGTCATTGGAGCGGAGTGGGGTAAAATCAGAGTCACTGTAAAGAGTCCAGCGGCATCGTTATATTAGATGCTTGAGCGTTGGTGTGTGGCAACCCTCTCTGAGTTACTGGCCGGGAATTCCATTCCTCTTCGGATACAAATGGCCTTGGCTGTATAGCAGTACACTCGCGGTGATCAACGCCTGTGAGTAAAATGGAGATTGAAGGAAGGTGATGGTTCCTCGTCATGTGGAACCTCTAACTGGTCCGATGCCAGTATAATTGACAAGTGAATGGACTCCTCTCGGGAGAGTTAACGCGACGGCGTGGTATGTAT